ATCTGCCAGGCGATCCGCGACACCGGCGCCAAGGTCATCGCCCACATCGACGGCTACGCGGCCAGCGCCGCCACAGTCATCGCCACGGCCGCCGACGAGGTCGAGATTGCCGACGGCGGCTTCTATATGATCCACAACGCCTGGACCTGGGCGATGGGCAACGCGAACGACATGACGTCGACCGCTGGCCTGCTCGCGAAGATCGATGCCTCACTGGCTGCTCAATACGCCAAGAAGAGCGGTATGTCAGTCGAGGATCTGCGCGCCGCCATGGATGCCGAGACCTGGTACACCGCCGACGAAGCCGTCGCAGCCGGCCTGGTCGATCGCGTCGCTGAGGGCAAGAAAGTGGAATCGTCGTGGGACATGAGCGCATACGCGCACGCTCCGAAGCCGGCCCAGCCTGACCCAGGCCAGGTCGACCCGGTCGCCACCGAAGAACACCGCGCGCGCCAACATCAGCGCATCGCCACGATGGCGCGCCTGCAAGTTAGCTGACGCTCTCGCGCCACTAGACCAGCCACCTACGGGTGGCTTTTTTTATGCCCACCGGCCGCGAGAGCGGACCACCCCTTTCGAAAGGTTCTACATGACCAAGCTCGCACAACTGCGCGCGCAACGCGACACCGTGGCCAAGAAAGCCCACGACCTGAACAACAAGTACCCGGCAGACCAACGTATGCCGGCGGCCGAGGCGGAGAAACTTGACCAGATCCTGGCCGAAATTACCGATATCGACGCTGAAATCAGCCGCGAGCAGCGTATCGCGCAGCTGGCGGGCGAGAATCCCGAGGCACAGCACCGCGCTGCACTCGAGGCAGCGCAGCGTTCGGGCGCTGGCGCAACCGACGAGGGTACCGCTCTGCGCGCAATGCTGTCGGGTGGCTTGTCGAACCTGTCTGCTGAGCAACGCAATGCCATGCGTGCACGTGTCAATCACGACATCCAAGGCGCGATGTCGACGACGACTGGCGCCGAAGGTGGCTACACCGTGGCTACCGAGTTCAGCCGCTCGCTCATTCAGGCGATGAAGGCCGCGTTTGCTGTGCGCAGCGTTGCCTCCGGCATCCAGACGTCGACCGGCGCCCAGATGCTGTTCCCCACCGCTGACTCCACCCAAGAAGAGGGCGAAATCGTCGGTCAGAACGCCGGCGTCACCGTGCTGGAAACCGGTTTTGGCGCCGCATCGCTGGACGTGTACAAGTACTCGTCGAAGTCGATCGCGCTTCCGTTCGAACTGATCCAGGATTCGATGTTCAACATCGAGGCCTACATCGTCGAGCTGCTGCGCCTCCGTTTGGGCCGGATCCAGAACCGCCACCACACTGTCGGCACCGGCACCGCCCAGCCACGCGGCGTCGTGACCGCCTCGACTGCCGGCAAAATCGGTGCAACTGGCTCGGCCACCACGGTTACCTATGACGACCTGGTTGATCTCGAGCATTCGGTCGATCCGTTCTACCGTCCTTCGGGCCGTCTGATGATGCATGACGACAGCCTGCGCTCGATTCGCAAGATCAAGGATGGCCAGGGTCGCCCGATCTTCGTTCCAGGCTACGAGCAAGGCAACCCAGGTGGCGCGCCCGATCGCCTGATGGGCCGTGAGATCGTCATCAACCAGCACATGGCACCGATGGGCGCAAGTGCGAAGTCGATCCTGTTCGGCGATTTCTCCAAGTACCTGATCCGCGATGTGATGGACGTCACCCTGTTCCGCATGACCGACTCGAAGTACACCGAGAAGGGCCAAGTGGGCTTCCTGGCGTTCTGCCGTTCGGGCGCCAACATGGTTGACGTGGGCGGTGCCATCAAGCACTTCCAGAACAGCGCAACCTGATCGTAACCGGCGGCCGGCTGCGGCCGGCTTCCTCACCTGGAGAACAACATGGCAGAAGCCAAAAAAGTAAAAGCGCGCGTCCTTGCTGCGTGCGCGCTTGGCCAACCGAATGACGTGGTCGAGATCGATCCGGCTGACGTGAAATCGCTAGCCGATGTGGTCGACACGGATCCAAAGGCTGTGGCCTACGCCGAAACGCTGGCGACCGAAAAGTAATGCTCAGGCCGGCGCCGCGCGCTGGCCGCTGAAAGGTAGATCGTGATGACCCACCTGCACATGGCCCGCGAGGTCTCGACCATCCGCGTGTACGCCGCGCCGGGCGGCTACGAAGCGCGCCGGCCGTATGACGGCATCATCACGGTCACCCACCTGACCGACAGCATCGTGTACGTGCACGGCGCCGTCGGCCAGGTCGACCGCGCCACCTACGCGCTGGCGTTGAACATGCTCCGCGATCTCGGCGTCACCACGGTGATGTATGAGCGGCGCGGGCGAATGAAAACCATCGAGCTGGCGCCGATGCTGTGACGGCAGTTGAGCATTCTTCCATTCTTCCATTTTTCTATTTAAGACTGCCTAAAATATGGCCGAACCTGTGACCGCGCTCAACTCCACCACCGTATTCGGCGGCAGCTACATGGCATACGGTAACCCAGCCTTTTCCGGTGGGTCAGGTGGGGAAACGTCCGTCAGCAATATCGGCATTGTCAATGACGCTATGCGCAAAACGGGGCCGGGCTTTGACCTGACCAACCTGCGCGCACAGGGCGGTAGCACCGTATTCGCCCACCGCGACCAGCAACTGCCGCTCGTCCTGGCCGACGCCACTGAATGTGTCTGGTACAACAGCAGCCCGAACGCCTATAACGACGCCCTTTCGGGCTCGCATCTCGCGCAGGCCGATATCATCGCGGCTGAAAAAACCATCATGGCTGCGTGCGCCGCCAACAAGCGAGTTGTGGTGTGGCTTTCGATGTACCCCCTGTGGAAAACAGGGTCGAGCGGCGCGGCTGCACGCGTTGCCGAATTCCCGGCACACGTCGAGGCTATGCGCGTCGAGGCCGCGAAATACGCGAACGTCATTTATTTGAACGTGTATGACCAGCTGCGCGACCCGGCATCAGCCGATCTCAACCCGCTGCCGAACTATATCCAGCTCACTGATGGCATTCACCCAACGACGTGGGGCGCGCGCTTTATCGGTGAATTCATCGCGCCGATTATCGCCGCACGCGTAGCGCTGACGAAGTACCGCGCAGTGGGTGCAAATATCGCGGCGCCTTTCTCATCGACTGGCGGCAGTGTGACCCCTGGCGCTGGCACGATCAACGGTGTAGCGAACGTGCCAGCGGGCTGGGATGTCGGCATCCTGACCAACGGCGTTACAACCGTGACGGCCAGCCAGCCGAGCCCGGGCGTGCTGCGGCTCGCATGCACCAACACTGCTACGCAGACAGCAAGCATCATTCAGCTGACGGCTACAAATGCAGCGGCAATGCTGGCAGCGCTGGCGCAGGGTGATGTTATTCAAAATGGTTTCGACTTCGCCACTTTGGGTAACACCACGAAATTGACCCGCCTGTCGGCATACGTTCGGCTGAACGGCAACGCTTCGTGGCGAACCATGCAGCGCGATACGTCAGTCGAGCCGGCTGCGGACTTCAAATACAACAACGCCCAGCAGTCGGGGCGTCGCTGGTCACACCCATGGCTGATCGACGTGCCTGTAACGCAGGTAGAACACATCATTCAAATCGGCATCGATCCGGGGTCTAACGCCACGATTGATTTCTCGATGCCTGTTCTACAAAAGATGGGCGCTGCCACCGAGGTCGACACCACGGCCCCTGTAATGGTCGGCGAGATCGAGATAGCAAACATCTCCACGTCCGGTGCGACGCTGTCGTGCCAAGCCGCGACCGACGCTGTCGGTGTCACTGGGTATGAGTACAGCATCAACGGCGGTTCCAGCTACAGCCTCATTAGTAACGCAGGCCGTTCGGTCGTGATTTCTGGCCGACCTGCCGGCACGCTGCACGAAGTGCGGATGCGCGCCCTCGATGCTGCTGGCAACCGGGCGGCGCCGCTGGCCAAGAGCTTTACCACGCTGGCCGCGCAGCCGCAACCGCCGGCGCAGGACGCCGTTATCGGTTCGACGGTAGCGGAGTCCCGCCGGGTTGCATTCCCTGGCGGTACCCGCGTCGTGGCGTTCGGCAGCTCGCCGGCCGCGCGCATGCCCAACGCACCGTACTTCGAAGCGGGGAAGTGGTGGTCTGAAAAACACCCGCTCGACGAACGCTACTGGGTGGCGGATATCACGATCGACCTGGCCGAGCGCAAAACCACTGCGACGTCAGTTGTCGCAATCGTGGCTGGCGTCGTCGTGCTCGAGCAGCCCGTCATCCAGGGCAAGCTGATCCCGGTGAAGCTGGGCGGGTTCAATGCAGCGACCGGCGCGGCCAACTTCTGCACGTCCCGCATCACGTGCGCGAACGGCGAGCGGTTCGACCGCACGATCTGGTTCAAGCAGCAGGTCGGTTCGTGGTCGCTCGAGAAGGATGCGGACGACGAAAGCTATATCGTGGCCGACATCAGCAACGACCTGGCCGACAGCAACACCACCGCCAGCGCGGTGCTGGCGCAACCGGTGGGCGTGGGCGTGCTGGTGCCGGCGGCGATCCAGGGTTCGCTGATCCTGGTGAAGCTGGGCGGCATGGACACGCTGCCGGCCGGCGTCAATTACTGCGACCTGCGCATCGACTGCGCGAACGGCGAACGGTTCTACCGGACTATTCAATTTAACAGGGTGGACAACTGATGATCGATGCATCCCAACTGCCGAGCGTGCCGAACACGGAACTGCAGAAGCAGCAGGACGCGGCGGTCGTCGAGTATGCGCGCGCGCCGGCAGCACCTGGCGCGCCGCACGGCGCCGGCCGTCCGCCAGCAACTCAAGGAACGATCCGATGAGCCTTCGACTGATCACCCCGCCGGCGGCGCTGGCGGTGGCGCTGGACGCCGCGCGCGTGTCGGCGCGGCTGGATGGGCCCGAGGCCGACGTCGAGCTGCGCCAGGTCATCGCGCAGCACACTCGCGAAGCCGAGCACGAAACGGGCCGCGCGCTGGTGCAGCAGACCTACCGGCTGACGCTCGACGCTTTCCCGTCGGCGTTCCGGCTGGAGCATCCCCCGGTGCTGGCCGTGGAGCACATCAAGTTCTACGATGCCGACGGCGCGCGCCAGACACTGCACCCGGACGACTACCTGGTCGACAACGAGAGCGAGCCGGGCTACATCGTGCCGGCGCCGGGCCGCAGCTGGCCGGCAACGCAGGCGCGCATCAGCGCGGTCGAGGTGCAGTACTCATGCGGGTACGGCGTCGATGACAGCACAGTGCCGGACGAGATCAAGGGCTACATCCTGGGCAAGGTCGCCGAGCACTTCGCGCCGGCCGGCACGCCCAAGAGCGAGTTTCTCGGGCGCCTGCTGGACGGCGCAAAGGTGTACGCATGATGAACGACCGGATCACGCTGCAGCGTCCAGGCCCTGGCGCTGGCAAGCTCCGCGCCCCGGAAGCGTGGGAGCCATTCGCCACGGTCTGGGCGCACGTGCTGTTCCCGAGCGGCGCTGAAGTGGTGCGCGCCGGCGCCGAAGTTTCGATCGTCAAGTGTTCGATCCGAATTCGTGCCCGCACCGACATTGACACTGCGGCGCGCGTGCTCTTCAAGGGAAAGGCGTACGACGTAGAGTCGGCTTTGCCTGACGGCAGGGACTCACGGTTCATGTTCCTGGTGTGCAAGGCGGTTGCATGATCGACTTCGATACTTCAGCCTTTGAGGCTGCGATGACGGGCGCAAGGCGAACCATCACTGAAGCGCTTGGGGAGTCGACACTTCGGACAGTGGGATTTGCCGGCGCCGAGGTCTTTCGTGATCAGGCAAAGCAGAATTCGCTAGCCAACAAGAAAACCGGCATCCTTTTCGACAACATCATCGTCAAGCGCCTGGAAGAGGATTCGGATGGGGGGAGGCGCCAGGCGTACATGGTCACCGTGCGCAATGGCACTGCCGCCAGCCCTGGCGCCTTCTACTGGCGCTTTGTCGAGAACGGCCACAAGTTCGTACCCAAAAACAAAAAAGTAAGCAAGAAGACGGGCAAAACCATTGGCTGGAAGGCCCATCGACAAGCTGCTCAGCTTGTGGCTGATCTGGAATTCGGCAACAAGCGATCCCGCGCTTACCCGTTCATGCGGCCGGCCTACGACAGCAAAAAACAGGAGGCCATCGACGTCATGACGCGAACCTTGGCTGAACAGATCGCAAGGAATGCAAAGTGACTCCAGAAGATCATATTGACGGCGTGTTGGCTCACCTGGCCGACGGGCGCGTCTATCCCGACGTGGCGCCGCTGGACACTGATACCCCCTACATCACATACCAGGTGGTGGGCGGGGAACCGATAAATTTCCTTTCCGGCGACCGGCCCGACAAACAGTTCGTGCGCATGCAAGTGAACGTGTGGAGCAAGCGCCGCGCGGAGGCCTCCGAAGTCGGCATGTTGGTGGAGGACGCATTGCGCTCCGCGACCGCGCTGCAGGTCGAGGTCGTGTCCGGTCGCATGTCCACGTATGACGAAGAAACCGATACCCGCGGGACTATGCAGGACTTCATGCTTTTCTGCTGACCCGAACCAGTTTTATCCCCAAGCCGCCCCGCGAAAGCCGGGCGGTTTTTTTATGCCCGGCTTCCGGGCTTTACCCCTGAAAGGCCGATATGCAATTGCCAAATAACATCGCGTTCGCAGTAGCGTCCGTATTCGCCACCGCCGTCAGCATCACCGCGATCACCAACGCGGTGGAGGCCGTGGCGACCGCTACCAACACCTTCGCTGTGGGCGACTTCGTCGAGTACACCGGCGGCTGGAGCAAAGCCAATGGCCGCGTGTTCCGCCTGAAGGCTGCGGCGGGCACCTCGTTCACGCTGGAAGGCCTGGACACGAGCGACACCTCGCTGTTCCCTGTCGGCGCCGGCGTCGGCACCGTGCGCAAGATCACCACTTGGGCGCCCATCACCGGCGTAGTCAGCGCTGAGATCGCTGGCGGCGACGGCAAGACGGTCGAGGTGCCACTGCTGGACAGTGACATGCCGGTGATGCTCCCGGACGGCTTCACCGCAACCACGGTCACGGTGACCATCGCCGACGACAAGTCGCTGCCGCATCACGCCGCCCTCAAGAAAATCTCGGATGGCGTCGCGCTGACCTGCCTGCGCGGCCTGATCCCGGGCGGCGGCGTGCTGCTGTATGCCGGCTACTGCTCGTTCAACGAGTCGCCAAGCCTGGCCAAGGGCAGCGTGATGGCCGTGAAGGCTGTCTTCTCGCTGCAGAACAAGGTCGTTCGCTACTGATCTGTGTTGCCAGCTGGCGCCGAATGGTCGGTGCCAGCCTTTCCCACGCCTGCGGGGTCGCGCCTCGCAGGCTCTTTTTTACCTTCACTGAAAGAAAAATATCATGGCAAAAGCAAAACTCACCCTGGCCGTCGCCGCTACCTTCAAAGCCATCGTGTCGATCCCGGTCGCCGGTGGCAAATCGGCCGACGTCGAATTCATCTTCAAGCACCGCACGCGCGATGACTTCAAGGAATTCATGGAAGCCCTGGCTGGCGCCGAAGACGTCGACGCGCTGATGGATATCGCCAGCGGCTGGGATCTGGACGAGCCGTTTGGCAAGGACGCTGTCGAGAAGCTGGTGCAGCGTTACATGGGCTCGCCCCGCGCCGTGCTCGACGTGTACCTGGCCGAACTGACCGGCGCCCGCGCAAAAAACTAAGGGACGTTGCCACCTCCATGTACGAGGCCGCGCCCACCGACGCTGAACTGGCGATCGCGGGCATGACTCGGGATGAGGTGACAACGTCCGTCGAAATCTGGCCCGACAACGTGCGGGCCTACAACACCTTTACCGGGCTGC